AGGATGGAGAGGATTCGAGGCTGAGTGGATGGCAAATCAAAAACCAAGCGGAAAAGCATCATCACCACAAAAAACACCAAGGGCATTCGGAGAGTAATCGCATGACACCTGAAAAACTGAGTTCTTTTGAAAGTGAACAGATTTGGCTTGGCACGGTAATCCTTCATGAGCGCGGAGATTTGATAACCGAGCACGGCATTTGCGCAGAGCATTTTTACTCATCAATTCACAAGATGATTTTCACTGCCTGCAATCGCATTCATAACAAGCGCCTTACTGTTGAGGCGACAATGGTTGCCAAAGAGCTTGGCGATATGGATTGCCTTGATATGGCTGGCGGATTCGGTTACATCGCTGAGATATGCAAGAACACAAGCAGGTCAAACGCTAGACACTACGCAGAAACAATCAAGAAGAAATACCGAGAGCGAACAGCTTGGGCTGTTATGTCTGATGGCGTTGAGGCTGCATCATCCGGTGAGCTTGATGTTGACGCTGTGATATCTGCTCTGATGGCAACAATCACCACAGAATCAAACTATGAGTACGATTCAATGGGTGTTGCTCAGGCAGCAATTGATGAGCTTGAGAGGGCTATGCAAGGCACATTTCCAGGTGTTATGTTTGGCATCAAGTCGATGGATGATGCTACTGGTGGGGCTCACAATTCAGATCTGGTTGTTATCGCCGCAAAACCAGCTATGGGCAAAACAGCCATGTTGCTAAACATGATGATCAACGCCATGAATGACGGCCACAGCATCGGATTCATTTCCGCTGAAATGCCAGTCGGGCAGATTGGTATGCGAATCGCCTGCACAAACGGAAGCGTAGAGGCGCACAAGGCGAGAAAAGGAGAGCTTGATGATTGTGGGTTCAATAACTTCTCTCGCGGGCTGTCGGTTCTTCATAGTGTGAATTTGCAGGTTTACGAGAAGTCAGCGCCAAGTATTGCGGAAGTGGAGCGCATGGCTAAGAAGTGGAAGCACCACAAAGGAATCAAGGCGCTTTATGTTGACTACATCCAGCGCATAAAGGGGAGCAACCCATCAGCGCAACGCTGGGAGCAGGTCGGTGAGGTTGTCATGCGCCTAAAGGACTTGGCCCGCGAGCTTGATATCCCTGTAATTTGCCTTGCGCAGGTAAACCGAGGTGTTGACACAAGGGGTGATAAGCGACCAGAGCTTGGTGATATCGCAAACTCCGCTGAAATTGAGAAAGAAGCAGACCAGATAATGACCTTGTACCGTGACGAGGTTTATCATGACGATACACCTGATCGCGGAGTTGCTGAGGTGGACTTCAAGAAGAATCGACACGGCCCAACTGGCATGTTAAGAGTTCAGTGGAAAGCACCTTACATGCGGTTCTGTGACTTTGCAGAGCAATACTGATATGAAACAACACACCGAATCACTCATTTCATACGTCATGGAATGGAGTGGTAAGAGTCGAAGTGAATCGATAGAGTGGCTTGATAGAAGCCTACCGAGATTGAAAGGAGATGAAGATGAAAAGTGATCGTGAGTTGTTGGAGTTGGCGGCCAAGGCGTCTGGGTATGATGTATCTAGAGACGCTCACATACCAAGCGGTGGCTTATGGATTTCAGAAGTGATTTCAGGGGATTTTGAGTGGAACCCCATCGCAAATGACGGTGATGCGTTAAGGCTAGCATTGACGTTAAACATCCTTGTTGGAGTTGGTCAGGTTTGGACGGCAGGAAGCCAGAAATACGGAGCAATGCTCGACGGATATCCGGAAGGTGAGCTATTTAAGGCAACTAGGTTGGCAATAGTTAGAGCAGCAGCAGAAATCGGTGAGTCAATGCCATGAAGCATCAAACAGAGATGGAAAAAATTGCAACTCGCCGGATTGCAAAGGCGATCATAGAGCTGGCTGAGATTGAAGGGTGGCGGAAGCTGAAAGATGAATCAGAGGTTGCCGCAAAGGTGAGTCAGGCGGTGGCTAGGCACTCAAGCCAGCATGGGATTCACCCGTTGTTTATCAAGTCAAGCATTATGCGAATTCAGAGGGGGATGGAATGACGGATTCATCATCACCTTGGCTAAAGTTGTTTGCAAAAGAACGAGCGAGAGAGAGGAGAAGGAAGAAGCGAGATGACAACAAACCTGATAATCGACACAAGAGACCTCGATGATTTGAATGCCTGCATCCGCACCATGCTTGAACTCGGGCCTGTGTCAGTGCAATTGAAGTCGCACACGAGGAGGAGCATCCCACAAAATGCCACGGCTCACATGTGGTTTGGCGAGCTAAGCAGGTGGCTTATCAGCAAAGGTAAGGATTTTGCAACTCCTGAGTGGGTCAAGGCGGCCATGAAATCGACATTCCTTGGTTATGCTGAGGTGGTTGATACCGACGTGATTACTGGCAAGAAAACATCACGCCAAGAACTGCGTCACACATCATCGCTAGACACCGGAGAGATGAAGCTGTTCATGGATATGGTCTACCACTGGGCGCTTGACCGTGGCATGATGCTGACCATTCCAGATGGGTGCGAGTACCAGAAACTAACAAAGCAGGAGAATGGTTATGAGTGAAGTTTTGTTCAAGAGATTTGAGCGCAATGATCTTGCTAGAGATTTTGCCGTTGGTGACATTCACGGGCATTTCTCACGGTTGCAGAAAAAACTTGATGAGATTGGATTCAATCAAGATGTTGATCGCCTTTTCTCTGTTGGTGATTTAGTTGATAGGGGTGCTGAGTGCGAACTTGCTCCTGAGTGGATTTATAAGCCGTGGTTTCATGCAGTGAGGGGAAATCACGATGATTATGTTTGCAGGCACGAGACTTGCGACCATGATAATTGGATTATGAATGGTGGCCTGTGGTTTTTCTCACTAACGCCATCTGAGCGTGGAGATATGGCTTGCGCATTTCGCGATCTTCCGGTTGCAATAGAGGTTGAAACTGAGTCCGGCCTAGTTGGCTTGGTTCATGCAGATTGCCCATTCCCGTCATGGTCAGCACTTCGAAAAAGCCTTAGTGGCGGTGATGAAGGTGGCAGGCTGCGCAGCGTAAAAAACTACTGTATGTGGTCACGAGGCAGGATTGAAAATTCAGATACATCTGGTGTTTCTGGTGTGCGAGCGCTGGTTGTTGGTCACACGCCAAATGAAAACCCAGTAACTCTTGGTAACGTTTACCACATAGACACAATGGGGTGGCGCCCGCAACATGGGGGAAGGTTCACCATCATCGACTTGGAAACATTGGAGTTTGTATTATGAGTGAGTGGATTAGGTGTGAGGACGCCACGCCAGATGTCGATACGTCAGTCCTGGCATATTTTGCGACAGATGAAGAGCAGGCCGTTGTTAACATTAGCTCGCTCATAAAGGCGTGCATGTTAGGTGATGAATACTCTCAGGTATGGACTCAAGTCACGCACTGGATGCCACTACCTGAAAGACCAAAGGAATGAAGATGGCAAACAAGAAAAAACGCTGCAAGTGCTGCGGCGATTACGGAGAGGCGTCAGAAGGGGTGCAAACTCCAAATGGATTCTTCATTGATTACTCTCACGCAATCAAGCACTCGATAGACATATCCAGAAAGCGCTCAGAGCGATTGAGATTGAAGGCGCTACGAGTGCATGAGCAAGAGGTAAAGAATGCGGCAAAACGCGATAGGGAGCGCACGGCGAAGCGCAAGAAGGAGCTAAACCGCTCGCATCACCTAGACCAATTGCAAAAGCTGGTGAATCAGTGGGTGGTTCAAGTCAGGGATAAGGATAAGCCTTGCTGTACTTGCGGAACCACGAACCCAAACATCAAGTACGATGCGGGCCACTTGCGCACGCGCGCCGCGTCACCAGCAACTAGATTTCTATTACAAAATATTAACAAACAATGCTCAGTCAGATGTAATGTTCACGCATCCGGCGCAGTTGGTGAGCACAAGGCTTACGTGATTGCCACATACGGGCAGGAAACTCTTGATTTCATCTATGGGCCACACCAAACACTGAAAGAGCAGCTGCCTGACGCTGACGCAATTGATGCGGAGATGGCGCGTTATCGCAAGATGCTTCGCGATGCTGGGTTAAAGCCAAATGCGTAGTTGACGACAATGATTGGCTGTAATAGTATATTGCTATCAACAAAGGAGAAGTGTATGGACACAGTGAAGATAAAAATGCTGGCACAGCACGTTAGCGACGCAGCACAGGCAATAATGGCTCTTGAATGCGTTTGCAATGATGAGGCTTGCGGCTACCTGATTGGTGTACACAAGGAGCAACTGAATAAGTTCGCGGAGGCGCTGCATGAAGAAATCAACCGCGTGGCGTGAAGATAGGGTTGAGATGTTCGGGACATGGGTTAGCAAGACAGGGGCTCGGGTGTACGAGCTCCTATCCCAAGGCAAGACAATGAGAGAGGTTAGCGATCTCACTGGTGTTGCTATGGGGTCGATGTCTGGATACATGGAGCGAGCAAAGAAATACGGAGTCATAGGGGAAAGAAAGAAAATGGATGTAATCGCAACAGACGCAGAAGGCAATGAGCATCACTTCACCAGTGAGAAACAAATCAATGCTAACCATTACAGCTACTCATCAGTAAGACGAGCCTGCCTGGAAGGTCGAGTTTACTGCGGGATGACATGGCGGTTCGGCACAGAGCACGGTCATCGAGTTAACTGGCGTGGCCATATGGTGACTCGCCGCACGGCAAGGTTTTACGACGCCTGCATGAAGGTAGATATGGGTTATGGTGACATAAGCAGAATCGGCGCAGAGTGCGGCATGAACAAGCATTCGGCGCTGGCCGCATACCGACACCTGTGCCGATGGGGGTTCGCAAAAAGGATCTGCCCAAGTTACAAAGTCATTGGCAAATCTGACAGGCTTGGTATAGTTGAATTCGACTCCATTGATGATGCTGAGATCGCTGGATTTAGCGCAAGGTCAATCAGGGATTGCTTCATAGGGAAACAGAAAACACATGCAGGTTACACATGGGAGAAAATAACGGATGCTGAAGATAGACAGAAGGCCAGGGGAAAAGCTGCGATTGCGCGGCAAGGTGTACGGGACTCTCACTGTTCAACTGTGTAACAAGGAAATGAGGAGCATATGGGGGACTAGCGTCGTCGT